GCGACGTTCGTGCTAGACATTTAACACCTGAAATTATTCAAGCTCTTAACGGAAAACTTAAAAGTCAGGATGGGCAAATAGTTGTTGGTCCAATATTTAAACACGGGTCAGACCAACTCAATGAGCTTTTTGATAACCCATATACTATATCATGGAGTGATGTATCAGCTAAAGCAACTGAAGCTAAATTTTCTACTGAAGAAGGTACAAATATAACAGTATATTTTATGAGATGGGAAAATGTAGTAACAGTTGCATTTGAAGCAGTATATACGGATCCAAAAACAGGACAGAAAACTGCAACATTTTTAAGAACTGGTATAGGTGATGCTCCTAGAATATTTGCTACAATACTTGCAACTATCAAGGATTATACCAAGAGAAAAAGACCAGATTACTTATTTTTTACAGCCGAAGAACCTAGTAGAATTAAACTATACAATACTATGTTTAGAGTATTAGGTGCAGATTATACAAGAATACCTGCAGAAAATCTTGATAAAGCTAAAATATCAGATAAAACTCAGAAAATTTTAGCACACTATACAACTGAGTTTGATCCGCAACACATTTTTGTTTTAGAAAGAAAAGGTTTGAAGCGAAAAGCAACTCTTAATGAGTTGTTCAAGAACACGTATCCTTTCGAACCAGGCTATGATATAGATCAGTGGAAATTTAAAACTGATTCAGGACAAGAGTATGTAGTAGTTACTCTAGATGAAAGATATTATGAGAATCGTAAATTTCATCCTGCAATAATGTTAGAGTTCGGAATCGTTAAAGGTCTGGACGATATTAAAACTTCTATTACTGGATCAGGCGATGCATTCAAAATATTTGCCACAGTTGCAGAAATTTTGAAACAAGCTATTGCAAATTCTGGTGTAGATTATGTTATGTTTGGTGCAGCATTACAAGAACCAAGCAGAGTTAAATTATATGATTCATTCCTTAAATTATTACCAAAATTCCTCCCCGGCTGGCATGTGCATGAAACCGAAATGCATCATAATATGGGCCAAAAGCAGTATGTTTTGAAACGAGACAAAAAATAGCGTTTGACAGATTCAGTCTTTCGTTATACCATTAACTGTAACAAAAATGGAGAAACAATGAGAGAATCTGATTTGATCAAAGGTAAACCAATTTGCTATGTTGATATGGATGGCGTATTGGCAGATCTATTTGCACATGCTACAAATGTTAATAAAGTAAAACATTGGTTAGACCTAACTAAGAAACAGTGGGATGAATATTATTCCGGTGTTGACGCATATGAACTTTTTTCCAACCTAGAACCGTTTCCAACAAACACAGGGTTACTAGAAATGGTAACACATATGTTTGGATCTTATCAAATTCTTAGCAGACCTTTGGAATTTAATGCAAAGGATTGTATAGCAGGCAAGAATAAATGGATTGATACTCATTTATCCATTAAACCTGCCAAGCGTCATTTTACTCCTGATAAATGGAAATTTGCTGTACAACCAAATGGTACCCCAAATATTCTAATTGACGATCACAGAGAAAATATTCATTTGTGGGAATCACACGGTGGCATCGGAGTGAAGTGGCAAGCTGATGAGAATAACTTGAGTGAGCTAAAACATATGCTCACTAAGGCTAAGGAAAAATTCCAATAAATACCTAATGCGTTTGTATGAATTAATCGAAGCAATTGATCGTACCCAGACTGATGGATCACAAAGTCCGTTAACCAGTCCGGGTGATTCTTCTTGGCAACACGACAAAGATAATGTATTAAATTGGTTTAAACGTCCTTTCCTGACCAATGGGCCAAAGGGTAACTACATGTTACCTATTAAGAAAAAGAAGGTGAAATAATGTCAACACTTATAGCAGTAGGTGATATGGCCGACAAACTTGTAGGTTGGGGAGCACTTACTACAAGTTTAGACGGTTTAATTTGGACAGACATTGTTGAACCTTTTCCTGATCGAGGAAAAATCAATGGCATTGCACACGGTAACGGCAAATATGTAGTTGCAGGTGATGCTGGATTATTAGGATATAGTACTGATAATATACATTATACAACAGAACGTCTTTGGTTTGGCACATTTCATCCGTTGGCTATACGCTACGGCACTTATCTTGGCGGCGGAGCCGGCAAGTTTATGATCGTTGGTCAAAAAAAGTTTTTCGAAAACGACGGACCGTACGCTAAATTTGACGAGACTGCTCAAATAATGAGAAACACGACCGGACTTAATTCAGATTGGGAATTGGTTTATAGTTGCCCTATTGTTAATAGTAGATTTTACAATATTAGACGTATCAATACCGCAGGAAGCGAAATTGACGGATGGTTCGCACTTGGGACTATGAATGGGAGACCGTTTGGATTATATAGTGTTGACAATGGCGATTCGTGGTACGAAATTACTTTTCCTACTGGGTTAGGATTAAAATACGCCTACGACATTTGTTATACAACTGTTAATAATACTAAATTATATTGGATAAGTGTTAACGGATGTATTTTATCTACTCCTAGTTTAATTAATCCAAAATGGAATGTAAGTCCAACATTTGCACCGTCATATGGTACCACCGACTTTGTGAGAATTGCATCAAACGGATTAGGACATGTTGTAGCTGTTTGTAGTGGCGGAATTGCGTATACAATAGACCAGGTTGGTTGGAAATTTGTTGAACAACCCGGTTACAGGTTTAAAAGTGTAACGTACTTTAATAACACATGGATAGTTGGTGCAGAAAGTAATTTAACCACCTACACTCACTGGACCAGTAAAACTCTTAAATCTTGGACACCTGCAAACTGCGGCGTACAAATTTATGATTTTATCATTATTTAATTTTGACAAATAGCATGGTTCAACTGTAATGTTAGTTACATAGCATTAAAGGAGAATTAAATGTCTATTGGTGCATTAAGCGATAATGATAAGACACGTCTTAAGGAACTTGTTAGCCAGGGTGTTCAGGTTATGCAGGATATTAAGGTAATGAAGGAAGGTCTTAATGAGACTATCGGAGCAGTAAGCGAAGAACTAGATATCAAGAAGAACGTACTTAACCGTGCTATTCGTGTAGCATTTAAGATGAGCGAAAACCGCGATGAACTTGCCGATGGTCGCGAAGAGCTAGATGAAGTTGAAGAAATCCTACTAGCAACTGGAAAGACCAAGCGTTGAATTCAGAATGGATAGCTGTTACAGGTGGGTGTGGGTATATTGGTTCTCACATCGCCTGTGAACTAAGGAAAAATACCAATTATAAGCTTTTAATAATCGATCGCAATGCTTCGAACATGAAGCACACGCATTGGTTAGCAGATGAACTTATAGATGGCGATATTCTCAGCTATTCATCTTCTTATGCTATAGCTAAACTAAAACCAAAAGCTATTATACATTGTGCGGGTACAAGTTTAGTTGGTCCTAGTATTTCTGATCCTGCTGAATACTATAATAATAATGTGTGTAAGACTATGAAGCTGTTAGATCTTATGCATCTTAATAATATTAACAATATTATTTTTAGTAGTAGTGCAGCCGTTTATGGGCGTGGGTTTGCATCTGTTTGTAGCGAACATGATATTCCAAACCCAATTAATCCCTATGGTAACACAAAATACATAATTGAGTTAATGCTCAAGGATTATTGTACTGCATATGGTATTAACAGTATGAGTTTTCGTTATTTCAATGCTGCTGGTGCAGATCCTGAACGTAGACTTGGACAGGATGTAGGTGCTACACATCTTGTTGCTAGAATAATGGAGTCACTTGTAACAGGAGAAGTTCTTACAGTTTATAGCAAAGACTACCCAACAAGAGATGGTACATGCGTTCGCGATTATGCTCATGTTTGTGACATTGCCAAGGCTCATGTGTTAGGCATTGATTATCTAAAAAAGAATCCAGGAGCTCATATTATTAATATAGGAAGTGGCACAGGTACTACTGTATTTGAAATGATTCATGCAGCCGAAAGAGTTACTAATAGTAAAGTTAACTATGAAATCGGTCCTGATCGTATAGGAGACCCTGCTATACTTGTTGCCGGAACAGACAAGGCTAAACATCAACTAGACTGGGAGCCAGAATATTCAGTTGATGATATTGTTAAACATGCTTGGCAATGGTATCGTAGTGATATCTATACTGAATTAGCCAATCGATAAAAACTAATAAAAAGTCAAGATATCTTTGCGGTCGCAATTTTTGTTTGCGATGCTGTATAATTGTCTATATATGAAGAGGTACGATAGATGTATGTTGATGCGTTTTTAGAACGAGATAAAAATCAAATTTTAGTTTCAGAAAGAAACGCAAATGGTCAAAGGGTTTTAGTTACACATCCTACAAAGTATGTTGTATACTGGCCAAGCGAGCGAGGCAAGTACACAAGTATATTTGGTACGAAATTAGACCGATACCAAACTTCAAAGGAAAAAGAGTTTAAAAAAGAAGTCTCATTATTACCCAAGGTAAAGTTACATGAAAGCGATATTAATCCAATATTTAGGTGCTTATACGATCACTATAAAGATGCTCCTACACCAGATCTACATGTGGGGTTCTTCGATATTGAAGTCGATTTTGATCCATTAAGAGGATTTAGCAGTCCAGATGATGCATTTGCACCGATCACAGCAATTAGTATCTATCTCAGTTGGCTAGAGAAGAACTTTACACTTGTAATCAAACCAAAAGGTATGAGTGTTGCAGCCGCACAAGTAATTGTAGATGAATTTGAAGATACAGTATTATGTGAAAATGAAAAAGAACTACTAGAACTATTCCTACAACTTATAGATGATACTGACGTATTAACAGGTTGGAACTCGGAAGGCTTTGATATTCCCTATATTCATAATCGCATTGTGCAGGTTATGGGTAAAGATGAAACTCGTAGACTTTGTTTGTGGAATAAACTACCTAAGAAACGCGAATATGAGAACTTTGGACGAGAAACTATCACGTATGACCTAGTAGGTAGAGTACACTTGGATTACTTGCAACTATATCGTAAGCATACCTATCACGAGATGCACAGTTATCGATTAGACTTTGTGGGCGAGTACGAAGTTAATGAAAAGAAAACTCATTACGAAGGTACACTAGACGCACTTTATAACAATGACTTCCGCAAGTTTATTGAATATAACAAGCAGGACGTTGTACTACTTGTTAAAATTGATAAGAAGCTAAAGTTTATTGAACTAGCTAACAATCTTGCACATACCAACTGTGTACTATTCCAAACAACTATGGGTGCTGTGGCACTTATCGACCAAGCAATTGTTAATGCTGCACATGATCTAGATATGATGGTTCCTACTCGTGTTAGAGAAACACAAGAAGAAAAGGAAGCACGTTGGGCAGAAGAAGAAAACGTAGGTGGATCAGTTGTTGGTGCGTATGTTGCAGATCCTAAACAAGGCATGCATGACTGGATTGGTGGCGTTGATATTAACTCGCTATATCCATCAACTATTCGTGCATTAAACATGAGTCCGGAATCTATTGTTGGACAGATTAGGCCTGTGCTAACTGACCAACTCATACTTAAACGTGTCAAAGATGAGAAGCGATCTTTTGCTGATGCATGGAATAACATGTTTGGTACACTTGAGTATGAAGCAGTAATGGAACAAAAAGAAACTCCAGTTCAGGTGGACTTTGAAGATGGCAGTGCGGTTACTGTTACTGCTAAAGAGATTTATGATCTTGTATTCAATAGCGGTAAGAAACTTACTATTAGTGCTAATGGTACAATCTTTAGCTACGACAAGGACGGATTGATCCCAGGTGTTCTGGCACGTTGGTATGCTGAACGTAAGGATCTACAGAAAGAAGCTAAGAAATGGGCCAAGATGGCCGATGAAGCCACTGATCCAGAAGAAAAAACAGAATTTAAAAAGAAAGCAGTGTTCTATGATCAAAGACAGTTGATCAAGAAGATTCTACTTAACTCACTATACGGCGCCGTTGGTAATCCTGGCTCACGTTGGTTTGATCCTCGTGTTGCACAGAGTACTACTCTAAGCGGTCGCTGTATTGTACGTCACATGCAGGGGAAGATTAATGAGATTATTACCGGAAATTACGATTATATGGGTGACAGTATCATTTATGGCGATACTGATTCGGGATACTTTAGTGCTTATTCAGTAATGAAGAGTCAGCCTGAATTTGCAGACTATGAGTGGACTAAGGAAAATATCACAGACTTGTATGACAAGATTGCTGATATGACTAACGATAGTTTCCCAGGGTTTATGAATCAGGCATTTCATTGTACACTTGAAAGTGGTGCTATCATTAAAGCAGGTAGAGAACTATGTGCTATTAAAGGATTGTTTATTACTAAGAAGCGTTATGCTGTATTGATTTACGATTCAGAAGGTAAAAGAGTAGACACGGATGGGAAGCCAGGTAAGATCAAGGCTATGGGATTAGATCTTAAGCGATCTGATACACCAAAGAGTGTACAAGACTTCTTAAGTGATGTACTAATTGCCACACTTACCGGCAAATCAAAAGAAGATATCTTCCAACAAATAAGTGATTTTAGAAAAGAATTCCGTAGTTGGAACAAGTGGTTACAAGGTTCACCTAAGCGTGTTAACAATATGACACATTATCAGAATATTGCCGACGCTGCACATAAAATGAACTGGACACCTAGTGCGGCACAAAAGAAAACCAGCACACCTGGTCACGTAGCAGCAAGCCTTAATTGGAATAAACTACGCAAGGTTTATAACGATCACTACAGCATGAGCATCACAGATGGTGCAAAGGTTGTTGTTTGTAAGTTAAAGCCAAATCCAGCAGGTATTAATTCCATTGCGTATCCGGTTGATGAGATGAACTTACCAGATTGGTTCAAGGATTTACCATTTGATACAGATGCAATGGAAGAAGCACTTATTGATAAGAAGCTAGATAACTTACTAGGTGTTCTTAAATGGGATCTAGCCGCACAAAAGGATAATAGTACCTTTGGCGATATGTTCAGTTTCTAATTTGTAAACCACTTTTTTGTTAGATATACTAATTCATCAGGAGAAATAACATGGCAACAAAAGATACAATGTCGCCGCAGGATTTGAAGTTGCTTTGTGAAGCACTTAATATTGCGCCAAGTTGGTTGAGTAAGAGATTTATTTTGAAAAAGTGTTGCGGCTGGACAGACGCAGACCTTAACACTAATGCAGCTATGAAGTCTGAAGAAGATCAGCAATCAAAAATCGGGAACAAGGCAGGAGGATATAGATGAGCACGTTGAAGGATTATGTACAGGATCTAGTTAAGAACGTTATTAGCACTGGATTCTTTGATAAGGTTAAGGTTACAGCAAGCAGCAAGGACATTATTGTTGAAGCACTTGAAAAGGATAAGGACGTTGTTCTCAAGGGCAAGTTTAATGTCCCACTAAAGGATCTAAGTGGTGAGTTTGGTCTAAGCAATCTAAGCCTACTAAGTCATATCATCAGCGACAGTGAATTCAATAGCGATGATAGCAAGCTGGAAGTTGTTTATAAGAACAAGGATCCAGAAGAACTAACTTATGAGAATAAGAGCAAGAGCTTCATTAACTATCGTTTTATGAGCACAAAGCTAATTCCAGATCAGCCAAAGTTTATTGAACCAGCCTGGGATGTTGTTATCAAACCAACTAAGGCAAGTATTCAACAGTTTACTTGGGCTGCTACTGGTCTTGGTGCATATGAGCAGTATTTTACACCAACAATTATAGACGGAGAACTAAAGTTCCTTATTGGCGATGCAGGTTCCGCTAACCAGCGCGGTGCTGTTACATTTGCAACTGATCTTAAGGAGAAGTTTGATAGCCAGCACAAGTGGAAGATTAGTCATATTCAGACAGTTCTTAAACTGGCTGATAGCTCTGAGACTGAAATGGCATTTAGCAGCAAGGGTGCTGTACAGATTACTGTTAACACTGGTGTAGGTGTTTACAAGTTTATCTTCCCAGCAAAGGTGAAGTAATATGAATCCATTTACTGATCAAAAGAAATTCATGGAAGCATGTGATCAATCAACAGTAGGCTTCAATGAATCGCAGTATAAGCTCTACAAGAGTCTTATTGCAGAAGAAGTAACAGAACTCGAAGAAGCAACTACTCCGTTAGATGAACTAGATGCACTAGTTGATATTCTAGTTGTTACTATCGGTGCTATTCATAGCATGGGTGCAAATGCACAAGGTGCATGGAACGAAGTAATGGTTACTAACTTTGCTAAGATTGATAAACAAACTGGTAAAGTACGAAAGAGGGAAGATGGTAAAGTCTTGAAGCCGGAGGGCTGGGTTGCACCCGAATTAAATTCATACTTACCAGATAATCTTAAATCATAAATATGGCGTGAGTGACAAGAACCCTTTATTTTCGTATATAATCAATCTGTTAAAGAAAGAGAAAGTGTGGTTAATGATCTTAACCACACTTTTTGCATCTAGTTATCATGCTGCCCCAGAGTATATCGAAATTATTGCTGGGTTATTTGCATTCTGGGTTGCAGTATTCGCTTGGCTTGGAACCAAATAGAATAAATCCAAATCCTACTAAATAATCAAACAATGCCTGAACCAGGCACACTTTGCAATTTATAAAGGATGTAGAGCCCCATGCGTAAGATTGACCTAAAGCGTATTAGCGATGATTTTGATACCTATGTTGGTAATATAGGTGAAATAACACTTGACGATGATCTATTGCCGGGTGGGCTTATTAGATTACGTGTACATGATAACCAAACACCGGGCGGATTACCTGCTAGTGGTGCTCCGGTTGAAGATGTACCTGGTTATTTGTTTAATGACGGTTCGGGTAATTTAACATGGTCGCCGGCAAGTGGTACATCATATGTATCGCACACTGGATATGTTATTGCTAACGTAGACGGTACTATTTCCACAAGTATAGATGGCATAACATGGACTAGCGGGTTTGATACTGGTAATGACATCCATAAGGTTGCTACAAACGGTATCACTATCGCTATGATACAAAGTAGCCAACTTTCTTATACATCATTTGATAGTCCTAGTACATCAACATATGTTTCTGGTAGCAGTAGTGTTAATGATTCAATTGATGGTAGTTTTATTAATTGGCGTCAAATTGATTTTGCTAATGGTTATTTTATTGCAGTTGGTGGTGCAGCCTTTGATGGATATAGCGAAGGTGTGTGGGGATATAGTACAGACGGGCAAACTTGGACCTTCCGTCGTGTAGATAGTTCGTTAGTTAATCTTATAAGTGGTAACCCGAAAAACAATGATTGGGCATTTGAAGATATTGATTTTGGTGCAGGCGGCTGGTTATTTGGCATTTCGGATGATCATTCCGATTACGGTGGTGGTGTTTATATAACCAGTATTAACCAAGTTATGAATACTTCCCGTTATTTTACTATGGTGCAGGGGTATGAAATTGCATGGAATGGTTCAGTTTGGTACTTTTTCAATGGTCCAGAGGGTAGCGGATTTAGTACCACTACAGATCCATTAACTGCTGATTGGCTGGGCCCATTTGATCCAGCTGTGGGGCATGAAGAAGAACTAGGTTATACAACAGATATGGGTATGACTGCTGATACTGCTTGCGGCGGTAATGGCTATCTTGCTGTTAGTACTGAAAACGGTCTTGTATTTTATAGTGCAGACAACGGTATTAATTGGTCAGTAACAATACCACTGCCATATACTGCTACTGTTACTAATATTACAAATGGATCACCAGCTATAATATCCTATACTGGAAATGAGCAATTTGATGCTCCAGAAAAGATCACAATCTCTGGATCAAGTGTAGGAGCATATAATGGTACATTATACGTAGGTAATGCAAATCAGTTATACTCGGATCAAACATTAACAATACCTTTTGATACAACATCAATTGATCCATTCACTGGTACTGCTACACTAACATGGAGCCACGGTGAATATATTGATGCCATGGATTATGCTAACGGTTATTTCTATGTAGGAAATGATGATGAGCAGATTCTACGTACAAGCGACTTCAATTCGTGGATACTAGTTAATGATCAACATAATACCTTTGCCTACTGGAATGATATTG